GATAAGAAGGGGTGCTCAGATATCTGGCGCAGGTAAAGTATTTGAAACCATTAACGATATAGATTTTTCATCACCATTCAGTGTTAATGGTATACCTAACCGATTAATCATACCTAACATAGATAGTTCTGGTAACTTAATCAACTATACACTAACTAAGAGAGAGTTAGTTATAAACGGTTTGGCCAAGATATTCAAAAGAGCCATTACAGCAGCTGATGTAAGACCATTCTTCGAAGTAACTCTACCAGATGATGATGTACTGTCAATTAACTCTATTATCACGTTAGAGGGGCTTAATTACAACCAGACACCATCCATAGACCAATTCTTGAACCCTGTTAACAGGTGGTACGAAATGGAAGCTCTGGCAGATGATTTGGTATTCGTTGAGGACCAATTAACACCAAGCACTCAATCAGGTATTAGAGCTGGTAAATGGGTCAGGGTCAATCAGAGATTCATAAGGGAGTATACCGATTTAGGTTTCACTAAAATCATATTCGGTGGAGGTTCACAAGATGTTGGGTCATTATGTGATTTCGGTGTTGATAAGACATTGGTAAATAGAATAGGTGACTTCATAAATAATTTCAGTTTAGGTACAACATTATCACCGAATTATACGATGTTCATCAGTTACAGAGTAGGTGGTGGCGCAGCCGCGAATATCGGTCCAAACGTACTTAATACGATTAATACGGTGAATATGACCGTAAATGGAAATAATTCCAATATAAATAACAGCGTTAGAAGTAGCCTTACGGTGAATAATCCATTGCCAGCAATTGGTGGTAGGGATGAACCATCTGTTGAGGAGATTAGGAATATGGTGAGATATAATTTCTCATCTCAGAACAGAGCCGTTACCATTAAGGATTATCAAGTGAGAATTGGATTAATGCCTGGTGAATTTGGCATACCCTTCAGAGTTGGTGTACTAGAGAATCAGAATAAGATAGGTGTTTATATATTGTCATTAGATTCATCTGGCAAACTTTTGAATCAATCAACATCAACGTTAAAGGAAAACATCGCAACATATCTGTCCAACTATAGGATGATGAATGATTACGTTGAAGTTAGAGATGGTAAAGTTATAAATATCGCCATTGAATGTGGCTTATTCGTAGATAAACAATACCCACAAAGTCAAATCATATCACAAGTTATTCAGAATATTCAGAATTATATGAATATCAATAACTTCCAGATGGGTGAGACCATATATCTAAGCCAGTTGATTGAGAATATAAACAATGTTGGTGGAGTATTGAATGTGATTGATTTAAAGCTATTCAACAAAGTGGGTGGCAACTACTCACTTAATGAGATATCACAACCATTAGTTGATACTGAGACCAGAGAGATAAATACCGCCCAAAACTATGCGTTGATAGGAGATCCAATAAGCCTTTTTGAAATCAAAATACCATCTATCGACATACGTTGTAGAGTTAGAACCAATTGATATCATTTACTATATTTTAAAAAACTATTATTTTTCAAATAAAAAATATGAGCTGCTGTAAGACCAATAAACGGACAAACCCATACGTTAAAAACGAAGATAAGACTAAGAAAGGTAAGTATAAGATACTGAAATGGGTTCTTTTCGGTGGTCTTTGTTTAATCTCGCCTATATTCCTAATTCCTATGCTATATATGTTATATGTTGCGATAGTTCGAGAGGAACGAATAGATTTGACGTTCATGTTAGAATCGGTAGGTAAGATTATCAAAACATATAAGTTAATGAAAACTAAACCAGATGTTAATTTGGATGAGTTCGAAGTGTATGAGGTAAAATAATGTCAAAAACTATAAGGATACAGACAACACCCAATGGCGGGGATAATTTCATAAAAATTAATATGGAACAAGACTTCGATTTCGTTGAGGTCTTATCACTTAAAATTAGTCAAAAAGACTTATATACCACATTCTGCGCTGATTATGGTGCTGTAGTTGGTCGAGTTATAGTTAATAACGGTTTTGGCGTACCAAATGCTAAAATAAGTATATTCATACCAGTATCTGACTTAGATGCTGAAAATGATGAGATTTTCTCGTTATATCCATTTGAAACGGTTACCGATACAGGGCCTAACGGATTGCGATATAACCTATTACCAAATAGTAATGAAACCAATGATGATTGTTTCACACCCGTAGGAGATTTTCCTAATAAAAGAACATTCTTAGACGATGATAGGATGTTGGAAATATATTGTAAGTATTATAAATTTAGCACTACGACAAATCAGTCTGGTGACTATATGATATTCGGTGTACCAGCAGGCGCACATACGATGTATGTCGAGGCGGACTTATCAGATGTGGGAATTGTTAGTCAGAAACCCTATGACTTGATTCGAAAAGGTTCTTCAGTCGAGTCTTTTGATTCGACTACCAAGTTCAAACGGGCATCAGATAATATAGATACCAATACACAAATAGTAAATAGGACACCATTAAGTGTTAATATACAACCATATTGGGGTGAAGTTGACACATGTAATGTAGTAATAAGCAGACAAGATATTAATTTGAATACTGTAGTTACACCAAATGCGATATTCATGGGTTCGATTTTTGGCGACAATGAAGAAGGTACGATAAACCTAAGATGTAGACCAAACCCCAAACTAGGTAAATTAGATTTGCAGACAGCAGGTTCTGGTACCGTTGAAATGATAAGAGAGACATTGGATGGAACCATTGAAAGATTTGACATCGCTGGGGGTAAACTCATAGATAGTGATGGTGCGTGGTCTTATCAAGTACCAATGAACTTAGATTATAGGGTTACTGATGAATTAGGTAACTTAGTAGCAACTGATGACCCGAACAAAGGTATACCTACTAGGGCTAGAGTTAGATTCAGAATAGGTATGGATAATAACGTTAGTGGCGTTAGTCGTAGGGCAAAATACTTAGTACCACATAACCCTAGACAACACGCTAATGCTCAATTAAGCGGAACCACAGAATTTCCATATGGTAAACCAGCTATAGATTTTGAGTTCGGACCTAATACTAGTAAAGCTAGCTTAGCTGATTTAAGTTGGAATACTGTATATAGTGTTAAAAATTATATACGTAGATATGAGAAATCTATTATTCCAGCTTCACCTAGTCAAAGAGCTTTTATAGGTATTAAGGATGTCGATAGCGCTGGTGGTGATATAAACCCATTCCCATATAATTCTTTGAATATAGTGGTTGATCCACTATTCAATTTTATATGTGGTTTAGTGATAATATTGGCGACATTGGTTGCGACTATAAACTTTTTCTTAATAACGCCTCTTAACGGCATAATAAGTGTACTTAACAGTATAATCGAATTTTTTGGTGGTGACCCGATTGCATATATCCCATGCATAACATTAGAATGTACGTCAGAAGGTGATTCTACGTTTTATGCACCAGGTTGTATATCTGGAAACGATGGGTGTAATGCGGCCCAAGAGGAAAATGTAGTGGTATGCGTTGGGACAACAGATAATAATGATTTTAACGACACATTCCCGCCAGGAGATGCTGGTTACACAGCTTGTGTTGCTGCCAGTTTACTACAATCTTTAGACTTATTAGAATTCGACTTCTTTAACGATTGGGTTAACGGAACCCTATACTCACCACTCTTTATGAATCGAAATAGAACTACCGACTCACCTTCAGATAAGGATAATTTCTGTGAATGGTCGTGCGGTGGATTCAGTGGATATACCGCAAACGGTGTGAGTAGTGATGGGGTTGACCCAGATAACAAATGTAAAAAATCGATGGTAGTTAAGCAGATATGCGGTGAAGGTGTCTACTATGGCGCTAGTTTGGGTTGTAACAACACATCGTATGACTGCAAAAACCCAACAATACCCACACCGCCTTTTTTCCCTGCCTCAACAGTATCAGGCTTGTTCGCAGCATTTAATTCATCGACTAATGTTGACCCAGATGGGGGTTATGGCGTAATAGTCAAAAAAGACGGTGAATATTATTACACCCCATATGCTAGGGTTTCTGACGACTACATACTGGCTACCGATATAATAATATTAGGGTCGTCAGTTTCGTGCCATTGGTTAGGTCTTCCTTCGATGATAAAATTTTTGGATGATACAAGTTATAAATTACCACCAGTAATACAATTATACGATGATCAGCTTGATGCAAATGGGTCACTTGAAACGGTATTAACGGTTTCAGGTATGGACTCTGAAAATGAGGATTTGACCAATTCCTTATTTTTCAACGTAAATTGTTTTTTTACGTCAACTGGACCCTTACAGTGCAATAACATAAGGAGGCAATGTGAGTTGGGTATGGGATTGGATCAACTACCGCCAACCCCAGACAGTAGGTTAGATGATAATGATTTGGACATACGCGTAGGACGAAATCTATTTGCTTGGATGAATAATTACACGTTATACACACAAAACACCAACCCCGTAATTATCACCGACCCCGTGACAATCGATACAGGATACGGACAATACACCGCTAATAATGGTGATGGTTGTGGGGCGATATTAGGTAATAATGATTATTTAACATTTAAATACGATTGGAAAAGTAGTGCAGACACAGGAATACTATGTCGTAACAAAACAAAAACACTTAATTCATTTTATTTCTATTTTGGTCTTAATAAAAATAAGACCGCGTTGAGCAAAACTCTAGAAAAGTATTTTTCACCTTGCCCTGTGCAAACTAAATCACCTTTCACTATAATATCCGATTCCACAGCTGTAACAACAGTAAACGGGGCTAATGGAATTATAAATGTAACCATAATAGGTGGAACTGGACCATATACCGCTACAATCACTTACCCAGATGGTACGGTTAATGAAGTCCCTATTATCGGTAGTAATATAACTTTTACTGGGCTTGAGGAGGGTAGCTACCCGATAACTGTTACAGATAGTAATGGTCTAACTAGTACCACTACTGTAATCGTTGGTGGTCCAGTACCACTTAACTGTTTCGTAGAAGGTATTGATATAAGCGGTTTCGACTCAAATAACCAACCCTTAGAAGATGGTATTATAAATATTGAGGTATCAGACGGTATTGAACCGTATTATGTAACGATAGAACGTTTTCTATTGTTTATCCCAGGCCAAGGTCCAGTATTTGCATCACCTGATTTTAACGACTCGATTGTAGGTAACATATACACGCAAACAGGCTTACCTATTGGTTTATATTCCGTTTCAATACAAGATTCTAGTAACCCACCATCAACCTGTATCAGTTCGGCTACGATATCGGCATCTACTGCTACTGAAGTAGAAATTATCACTATTAGCAGTGAAACGTGTGAAAATTCTTGTAATGGATTCGTTCAGATACGTTTAGATGGTAATCCACCATACAATATAACTTTAACACGGAATAATGGTGATACTATATTAAATACCCAGCAATTCAATACCACACCCAACTCATCTAATGTAACCATTACTGGTTACACCAATACCACCTTGGTTATAAATTCATTATGTTCTGGTGATTATAGTTTGAGTGTCGTGGACGCTAACGGACAAGTAGTTGATCCACCAATCAGTTTCACAATACCAAACGCACCATACACAGATGCACAACTCCAACTAGATCCTATTAGTAACATTTCACTATCTGGTGATTTTGCTAACAATCTAGGTGTAATCACAATAACACCACCATATCCCCCAGTAAATGGAGATTACACATACAATCTATATGATAGCGAAAGTTCACCATCAGTAATAGCGACGATAACTAGTAGCGCTTCTTCTGTACAGTTTACTAACTTAGATTGCAATAATGGTGACGGATATTGGGTTACATATCGAACTGATAACGGTTGTAGATTTCCGACAGATACCAATGAGAGGTTTGAAATCGAAGCAAGTGTATTTACTATTCTATTTGGCTGCTAAAAAACACGATAGTTCTATTTATTAATATATGAATGATGATAGGTTAAAATATAGATTACGTAGCACAGATTCTCAAACCTCTGTGGATACTGACACGTTCATTAAACTGAATCTTGAAGGTAGTTCTAGGCTTTTACCTACTAACGATATAAACACAGCAGTCAGTTCAGCTGAAGTATTTAACAATGAAAGACAGAGTACTAAAAAATATAGAATATTAGGTACAATTAAACCAATAGTTAGTAACGTATTGTTTAATCTTACTGGAACTAAGGGTTGGGAAACGTTCGCTGACGCTTCGTTTACACAGGATCCAATAGAAAAGATTAACTATGGTTATGGTACCAATGCAACACCAACACTCACATTTGCACAATCTTATCAAAAACATTTAAAGGAAAAAGACGGGTGGTTTGGTTATTATGAACCGAACTACCTACTACCTAAGCCATGTAAGTATACTAATATGGAACCAAAAAAAGAACGCTTTAGTCTTAAGGACCAAGCGCGTAGGAATTGGGATATGACGATAACTTACCCTTTTTCTGCTGACACCACACATGGCATGATTAATGGTGGGTTGAAAATAATAGGTGTATTTGGAGCTAATATAGGTGGTAGAAGTAGAATAAGTTTTTCAACCCCATTTAGACATAACCTCACTCAAAGGTCTTTAGTGTACATACAGAATGTTACTGGTCTTGACGTACTTAATGGTAATACAGGTTACCATAGGGTGATAAGGACTGGTGATGATAACGGTAATAATAAGGAATACATATTCTCAATAGCAGTTGATTTCAACAACCAAACTGTGATATCTGTTGGATTACCTGAAAATCAATCAAGAATGCAACGAGTATTAGGTGGTGTCCAGAGTGGTTTTAAATCAAAATATTACTTTAGATTATTCAAGAAGATAACTACCGTCAATGAGGGTATAAATAACGGTATAATAGAGAACGATGACTATGAAGTATATCCAGCCGCATTCTCACAGACAGTTTTCAATGATGAAGTTTTTCAATTTGTATTCAACGAAGATATTGACGTTGGAAAAGTGGTGGATAATTTAGGTAGACCATTGAGTGAAATATATTTGACGATTATAAAGAATCGTGACTACAATATACTTGGAAATATATCGTTTTTTACACAAATACAAGCTGGCGTGGATTGTGGGTTTGTAGCAGGTATTTTAAATGGGGATGATATACCAGATATTAGACGAATGCGGGATGGGCCACAGGCGTCAATCGGCACACAAACCACAACACAATACCTATCATCACCTACACCATTAACTTCTAGTACCACCACAGTAATTGATGGTATTACGATAAATGATGCTTATTTTTATGGTGATGTCGTTGAATTTAATGATTTTGAACAAATTGAACACGTATTAGGTGTTGTTGCACATAGATTCAATACAACTAACCGAATTGGACAAGGTGTGACAACAACAGGGTACACCATTAGTGGTCCGAGACACGAAGGTTATATGTATTATCCACATCACAAGATGCAGATAAGACAGTTCTCTAACTATGTCGAATCAGGCGATGCTAATACAATTGGTATTCCAGATTATGCGATTGATTTAGGTGACGGTAGATGGTTATGGAGGGATATATTAGATATAGGGGTTAATAATGGTCAAGAAACGACATTGAATTATCCGTTTTTAAATGGTGCCCATTACATATACCAAAATTACTGCTTTCCAGTTAGACGACAAGACCCTTATGGTCGCTATGATTTATTGTATTTCGGTAAAACTGACTTACAGAGTACACCTTACGACATTATCGGTTTAGGTGTCTCTAACAATTTTAATTTTAGCGAATCTGAAAATGCTTGTTAATAGATATCAAATAAGGTTACCAGAATCTACATCAACTGGGGTTACGATAAATATCCCCATTGATATGACGTTTCAGCTTGTGGACCAATCTGAGATAATAGAACGCGATTTCGTTAAAAACGAGGTTGAAGCTGCCATAAACCCAATATTTGATTACGAAAAAGTCAGATTTGAACCCGCTAGAAATATATCAGCTAATTTTAGGACACCAACACCTATTGTGGTGTATGCGCTTAATTTTTTATCAGGGTCAACCCAGCCACCAACGAGTTATTACCAAAACCAATCTCAGAATATTGAAACAGTATACGAAAATATTGGTTTTACTAACGATGATATTAAATTCAGAAAAAGCGGACTCGTCAAGTCAATTTTAAGGTTAGAATTCTACGACTCTGACATACTCACTAACCAAAGGCTTTTATTTTTTTTAAATATACGACCTAAAGTGACCGTTAACGATGTGTCACCACCTAGTATCAATACGCCATACGTGCAAGATTATAAAGCGAATAGAAAAGTGGTTAGATTTGATTTATCTGATACATCGCTAAATATAAACGGTAATTCTGAAGGATATAATATATACAGTTATAAGGATGAAGTAGAAATAAACTTACCAAAAGAAGTGTATATGAGAGCAATATTCAATAACGCTAAAACAGGAACTAGAACTAGGTTCATGACCGAGTATAATACACCGAACATTTCTTGGCCTATAGACCAGTTTATGTCAAAAATATTTACTAAATATGTCTTACATAAAACTGTTTTAGGTTATTATTATGCCATTGATACTAACTATAGTAGTAACATATCAACAATACCAAATACCCCTAATACTTACTTGGTGAATCTATACGAAGCAGCTGTAATATCATGAAACTACTAAAAAGAACCATATCGTTGGATGACTTGAAGACCAAACAAGAAGGTCTGAGTTATGGTATATTCACAGCTACATCCATATATATGAAAATCAATCTAATACAGACTATTGACGATATGGGTATAGTTACTAACTTACCTTTCGAAAGATTCGGATACCCTTGCAGAACGCTTACAGGTAGTATTGCAACTACAAATATAACATGTTATAATGGTATAGGTACACCACCAACCAGCGGAGAACTTACAGCGGTACCATCAGGCGGTGTCGAACCATACACTTATCAGTGGTCAAATGGTGGCATAGACGCCACGATAAGTAACCTAGGGCCAGGTATTTACGATGTAATCATTACCGATAGTGAAGGATGTCAAATCACATTAAGGGGCATTGTCAATGTAACAGAATCAGCTAACCCAGAATTAATGGGTCAATTCGGTGATAATCAGTATTACAGAATACCTTCATCACAAGGCGGGTATCAAGAGATATCGCCAAATGGTTATATAGTGTCAGGTCAAGAATTAAATTTAAATAGTCTTACAGTACCATATAACACTAATACTATAATATTATGTACAGGTCAAAAGATTACATTATCAACATCGATACCATATTCTAGTTATTCATGGAATACTGGTAGTGATACACCTACTATACAAATAGAAGAGGCTGGAACGTATACTGTAAATGTCATAGGTTCAGACGGTTGTGAAGGTACATCGAGTATAACCATAGAATATATAAATATACCAGAACCAAAATTTGAATTTAATAAACCCCATAAATCAGGTAATGGCACAATAGATGACCCTTATGTATTTTGTACTAATCAATATCCAGTGTTACTCACGTTGGCAAATAGTCCCTATTTCGATACTTGGACATGGAATACTGGCGTTAGTGATATAGTATCAATAGTACCGAGTAATACTCCCTTAGCTAGTTATGGTTTCAACAATTCAGGTTATATCAGTTCAATATGTTGTCCAGTAGGTACACCAAATTGTCAACAAATCCAAACGCCATTAATATGGATTAGGTATAGCAATTTGTCAGCTGATGGGTGCGGCATAGAGAGTATTGAGGGTGTAGGAGTTAGTGGATAATATTTATGTAAAAGATGCCGATTATACCATATAATATAAACAATTTAATATCTGACCTTACGGCCAGCGGAATCACGTTTCCTTTTATGTTCGGAATAACTCCGACTATGTTGGTAGCGTCACCAGTCAATATAAGTGCATATCCATATACTAGATTCAGTGGTGCAACCATAAATCAATGGTGGCAATCAGCAGGTTTTGTAACTGGTTTCACTAACGATAAGTTAGATGAGGTTAGAACATACAATCAGAATAACCCTTATATTGTTGGATTTGATATTGAAACTGATAACTATATAAATTATTTCGGACAACAGATATCAGGGGTAACAAGAGTGACCGACAACAATAACCCCATCGTTTATGCTATAGACGCTGAGAGTCAACCTCCTTTTAACCTATTGATAGGTACAGACGGTCAGACAACTGGAATACGTTATAGAAGCTATAACGATGAAACATATGAAGTTGTTGACCTTGACGGTAATGTTACATATCTACCAAAAACTGAAATGAGGTATGTGGGTGAGGGTTGGAACGCCACCAATACAGAGCTATTTGCATACATAAGACGAGAATATCTTTTAGGTATAGTAAGTGAACCAGAAATTCAGAGTGATGTATTTATAGATAGGGGGCAAGTAACCGTACTCGAAAACCATCTCAGACTATCTGAGATACGAAGTCTAGATGCTTTACTTGCTAATGGTAATGGTTATTATAAATTTAGTATTTAATATAAAAAACAAGTGAGCAGTGGAATATACGGTATAAATCGACCAGCGGATGTGAGTCCAGAGGATTGTGAGGTTTGGGTGCATTACACACCTAGCAGGGATAGCATTGGTAACGCTACGGTGTCTTTATTGGACCCAACACAAGTATTATTACAGATAGATAACCCCAACAAAATACAATCCAATGTAACAACTGGTTTTGAAGTTTTCGGTGGTATGTATACATTAAGACTACCTGTCGCTCAGTTCAATCAGAGAGGTATATATACAATAATGATAAAACCTGTCGAAATTAGAACAAGAATTGTCGACTGCGGTGTTCTTTCAGCATTTCCAGATATTAAAGGTATACTTATTGACCTAGCTGATATACCACCACAATATGTTAATAAATTCGAGAACAATAACTTAATAGGTTATAGGATTGAATATCTAAATACAAACACCAATGTCGCTGACGTTAAGATACGTAACTTCTTTAAGGTAGTAACATCTAACAATAGAGCTGAACCAGTAAACCAAAACCTTACCAACACCAACCAGAAAGCCATCAGATATAATTTCAATGATAATTCTACTTTGGTATTCTGCACAGTATCACCTAGTTCAACAACTAATGTGAAACCTAATGTATTACCTTTTATAGGTCAACCTAACCAAGAAATCATAATAACCAACACTTATTTCAATCCTCTTATGATTGAAATTGAAATGGTTGAACATGATATTGAAACATTGGCCTACGGATTATTCGGTAATCAGACCAAAAGTCTTGAGGATGGTATCTATACTATATACAACTTTAATAATGATATCTACAAGCAATATAACTTGTATGAAATTAAAGATCAATTTACGGGGGAACCTTTATTTGAGGTTCGGGAGGAAAGAAACAATATCGATTTCACTAAAACTTTTGATAATATAACTAACTTCTAAAAATGGCCAATGGTAGAATTAAGGTTGCTGGGTATGCTCAAAAGATTTTTTATGAAAACGGTATTGAGTACAGAAATTTCTCAGATTCGTTAGTCGGAAATCAATTTGCATCCAATGGTGGATTACCTTTATTCACTATCGGTAACTTTGTTGTAACCACTAACATAGACCCAACTAGTAGTTTTAACTATAATTTAGGTCCATACACTCAGTTTTTCACGCTTGATAATCTTAATGTCAATGAAGGTGATTTATCCACGTTATTGGATGATAATGCTAATGCCGTATTAAGGATAGACCCAAGCAACCTGTTGTCACATGCCTATTTCGGGTCAGCAACAGAATTTATAAGGGTGGCTTTGGAAAATATCATAATGAATTGGCCAGCGTCAATTTATATGAATCCAATCGCTACGTTAACTAACGGTAGTGAGGTCGTATCATATACTGTTACTAATTATACGTATAATGCCGTAGCTGATACAGCAACGTTTAATGTTCCTTACCTATCTATAAACAACCAATACAATATAAACTATTTAGCTAACGGAAACATACTCAATACATTCAATGAGAATAATGGGTTAAGGAATTTGACCGTTAACTATGCTGAATATGTCGTGGCGTTCAACGGTGTTGAATACCCATTAGTATCATTAATACCTTTATCACAACCCAATACTGGTGAATTGACAGTAACTGTCGAAGGTAACCCTTTTACAACAACTGGCAACACAGTTAACCAGTATGTAATTTACCACATCAAACCTAATAAGACCCAAAGGGATTCATTTTTCAATACTTTAGATGACTTCGAAAGTAATCTTCTGAATACTTTTATAATACCACAATACACCGTAACATTAAGATACCCTGTAGAGGGTGACGATGGTACACAATTATTCCAGACCACTACGTTGACGTGGCCGACCACAGATGGTTATAACTTAGACTTTGATACCCTTAACTATGATAGTTATGTAGGTGAATTGATTGAGATAGCTGAGAACACAGACTTATCTAGGTCTGATTTAATTGTCAGATTCTTAACTAGTGATTCAATAAGTGACTTTGATTCGATACCTACTTTCTATGAGAATAGGGATGAAACATCTGGCGATAAGATAAGGAAGGTCTTAAGAATATACGGTAGGAATTTTGACGAGGTTAAGAGATATATCGATGGTATTGCTTTTGCAAATACGGTTACTTATGATAAGGTTAATAACACACCTGACATAGTACTTAAGAATATAGCTAGGACAATAGGTTGGGATTTGGTATCCAGTATATTGGAGAATAACTTATTACAGAATTACATAACAACAGGTAGAAATACATATTCTGGTCACACAAGAGGTTACACACCGATTGAGGCAGAATATGAAATGTGGAGAAGACTCATACTAAATTCACCTTGGATATGGAAAGGTAAAGGACATAGAAAAGTTTTAGAGTTCCTAACTAAATTCATTGGTGCGCCATCAGGATTAATGGTGTTCAATGAACATGTGTATGTTGCTGACCAACCGCTTGACGCTAATCTGGTACAAGACGCAATCGAATTGAACGGTCTTGATTCAGACTTATCTTTATATAATATAGATTCAGAAGGGTTTCCTAAGACACTTGCAGATACTCCAGAGATGTATTTCCAAAAGAATGGTGGGTGGTATCAAGAAACTGGTGGTCCTAACGCATCCGTATATAAACTATATGGTAATAATCCGCACATAGGACCTTATGATGGTGGTAAAAGTTATATAGACCAATTTAGAGGTCTTATACCTAATTTTCAACCAGTTACAGTAACAGATGAAACATTCTTAACTGGAACTACGACATTATTCACTAACTACAATCAAGGTACGCTCAATAATTATACTGGGGCCACTTTCGTTGATTTGACGAGCGAAGGTTTTGACATATCTGATTGTGTTGTGTTGGAAACAAATATAATACCAGACCCTAAACCTACTGATGAATTCACGGCCTGTGGTTGTGATATTGCGACAAATGATAATAG